GGCGCCGTCGTTGTAGGAGTGGAACTCCAGCGCGGTCGTGCGCCCGTTCGAGTCGTCGCGCCGGCCGACGACGAAACCGCCGATGCCAGTGCCGGTCGCGTTCGCCATCGCCCGGCCGACGCTGTACAGCGCGCACGCGTCGTTGCCCGGCGATCCCACATTCGAGTAGGTCCGCGCCCCGAGATGCAACGCGACCGCCTGAACCTCGGAATCGACCGCGTTGTGCGTCTCGACCGCAAGCGTGTCCATCCACTCGCCGCCATCGCCGGCTGTCACGACGTCCAGGTCCACGCCCGTCGTTTTGACGTAACGCTGGAACTTCACCAGCGGCCCGAACTGCGTGTCCGGCGACCCGCTCGAACCCGCACGCACATCGAGCACTCGCGAGGTCCCGCCAGCGCTATAGAGCGTCAGGTCGTCGCCCACGCCCCACTGCATCCTCGCCGCCGGCGCCGCCATCGTGTCCAGAGAGATCGCCCGCACCGCGGTCGCGAAGTCGCTGATAGTGCTCGCCGTCTGCGTGCCCGTGTGCGTCGAGCGCACCCGCGGATCCACCGCCAGCTTCGACAGGTCGATCGCGGCGCCGGCCGCGATCGACGCGTTCACCACCGATCCCGCCACCGGCGCGCGCGCATCCGAGAGCCGCGCATCGTTGCCCGCCGCCGCCTGCTCCGCTCCGGTCCCGAGCGTGCGCAGCGAACCGACGCCGGCGGCCGCGTCCACGACCTGGAGCCCATCCGCGTAGTCGGTGACCCGCACCTCCAGGTCTCTCAACGCATCCGCGCTGAGCGGCGTCGAGACGTCAGGCTTGTTCTTCCAGGTCTTCGGCGTGAACGGCACGCCCGCGCCCCTACTCGACGAACGCCGTCGTCGGCTGATGGACCGTCTGCGCGCTCCGCAGCCGGGTCAGCTCCGTGACCTCGGCCATACCGCCTCTAGCCGCCGGGAGCCGTGTCGAGAACGCGGTCAGCCGCGCCGGTGACGGTCGTGCGCGGCCCCTTCGCGTGCTCGTACTCGAGCACCCGCTGCGCGGCGGCTGGGTCCTTCTCCTCCCGCAGCCGCGTCGCGATGTCCTGAGCCCTCATGCCGTCGTAGCCGTCCCACGGCTCCTCCAGCGCATCGGGCGACGTGCTGGCACCCCCGGCGCCCTTCCCGCCGTCGCCGCCGTCGCCCTTCGACTCCGACAGCTCAGCAATCTTCGCCTTCGCGTTTGCGAGCTTGCGACGCAGCTTCTCGACCTCAGCCGAGTCCGCGGCGGCCGGCGCGCCCTCAGCGCCACCGATGCGCGCGAGCTGCTCGGCGAGCGCCGGCGGCACCCACGCCGTCCCGGCTTCCTTGGCCTTCGCGATCGCGACCGCATCGGTCCCTGCCGCGAAGCTGCGCGGGAACGTCTCGGCGTCATAGGGCAGTGCGCCCTTGCCGGTGCGCCCCGACTTGACGCGGAAGGTGTACGTGACCGCCTGGATCCCGCCGTCCTCGCCACGCACGGCGAGCGAATCGGGGATCAGCTTGAAGCCGTCCGGCAGCTTGCCGCGCTTGGCGCGCGACTCGTTCGCCTCGATGATCGCCGGCTCGACCTCCTCGAGGACGAGCGCCTCCGAACGCGGGTCGTTGCGCTGGCGTGACAGCATCGCCGTCAGCTCCTGTGGGTACATGCGCGCGTGCTGCCGCCGCAGGCGCTTCGCCGTCTCGGCCTGCGCGACCGTCCCGAAGTCCGCCGTGCGGTCCGGGTCCAGCTCGCCGATGCTCACGCCTTCCAGCGCCATGAGGCTACGCCCGCCGCGCGCGCCGCGCCGAGCGGGGCTCGCCCAGCGCCACGCCGAAGAAGTGGCGGATCTTGAAGCGCATCTCGTCGCCGTCGAGCGTGTAGTTCTCGCTCGCGCCTCCGCCGACCGCGCGGATCCCGTTGTCCTGCACGCCGATGAACGGCTCCTGCATGTCGCGCAGGAACGCGATGAAGAACGCGGGGCGGCCCGTGTCCGCGAGCAGGATCCAGTCGTTCGGGTCGTTCAGGTAGGGCTCGACGATCACCGGATCGTTGCCCGGCAGCAGACCCGCGGCGATGTTCAGATCGCCCTTGTCCGCCACCGTCGCGCCGGTGTCGTTCGACGCCGTGCCCGTCCGCTGCGAGCGGATGATGCGCCGGAAGATCAGCTCCGTCCGACGATCCCGAGTCAGCACCGCATTGGCGGTGATGTCCATCGGGAAGCCTTCCTCGTTCCGCGTGTTCTCCAGGTCGGAGACGATCGTCACGAGGTTGTCCTCCGACGGCTCGGCCGCCGAGCCCGTGTACTCGTTCCCGTTCGGGAGTCCGTCGCGCGCCGTGGCCGTGAAGAAGGGCAGCCCGTCGATGTAGTTCGGGTTCGACTCGATCAGCGCCGCGACGATCTGCGCCACGTACGCCGCCGACGTCTTGCCCAGCTCCGTCGGGATGCGGTTGAGGATCTTGTTCGTCTCGTCGTTGACGATCATCTCCAGCGTGATCGCGTAGACGCCGCCGTGCTTCCCGATCGCGTACGGCGGGGCGCCGTGCTCCGTCGAGCGCAGACGCGGGTACTCGTCCGCCTCCGGCACCGGCCCCATCCCGGAGATGCCGCCGAGCTGCGACGCCGTGTGCTCGCGGAAGTCCTCCGCGCGCTCGACGCCCATGTAGCGCCGCCACTGCGACGCGCGCGTCGCGAAGCCCTCGCGCAGACGATGGCGCGAGATCGAGAGCATGAACAGCGCGAAGTCGGCGCGGCCCTCGGGAGAGCCCGTGCCCTCCGCGAGATAGCCGTACTCCTCGGCCTCGGCGAGCGCAGCCTCCTGCGCCTGCTCGTCACGAGCCCACGAGTTGAACATGCTGACCAGCTCGAGGTTGTCGCCCATCAGCGGGCGGACGCGGCGGCGAGTGCGAGTAGCAGGCATCAGAGCGTGTCCCGAAGGTTGAGGTTGACGGTCGCGCGCTCCGTGTCCTCGTCGATCGCCGTGATCCGGCCGAACTTCGAGTACGCGGCCTCGACCAGCCCCGACGTCAGCGCCTCGGCTGCGTCGGCGAGCGAGTTGTCGGCGAGCGTGATGTACACGGGATCGCCCACGTCGGCGCCGGCGGGAAGGTCATCGACCNNCGACCTCCACCTCGTGATCGCCGGCGAGCATGATGACCAGCTCCTCGCCGATCGCGATGTCCATCGCGGCGTCGGCGTTCTCCAGCGATGGATACGCCGGCTGCGCCTGCGTGGACTTGAACGCGATGCCCGGCACGCCGTTCTCGATGACGGGCTTGCCGTGGCGCGTCGCCTTCGTCGCGACGACTGAGTACCGAAGTCCGGGAGCCTCGAGCGGCACCGATCAGCCCTCCACCTTCTCGACGCCGTGGATCGCGAGCGCGTCGTCCGCGGACTCCACGATCCCCATCTCCGCGAGCCGCTCGCGCCACTCGGGCACCTCCGACTCCGTGACGCCCGAGCGCTCGTCGCCGACCGACTGCTTCGTCGCGGCACCCTCGCCCTTCGGACGCGGCTTGCCGCGCAGCTCCGCGATGCGATCGCGCGTGCGCTGAAGATCAGCCTTCACGCGGCTCTCGACGACCTGGACGGTGGTCAGCTCCTTGCCATCGTCGCCTTCGAGATCCGACTCCTCGACGACGAGCCCGGCCGCCGGCCCCTTCGGGGTCATGGCGTAGCTCGTCTTCAGATCGCCCTTCCACGAGTCCGGGATGCCCTCCGCGGCCTCGATCAGCTCGACGGCGAGCGCGGCGAGATTGCGCTGCTCCTCGCGCTCCTCGAGCGTGTCGGCGAGATCCGCCTCCCACTCCTCGCGCAGCTTCTCGACGTCGATCGGCTTGTCGTCCTTCTTCGCCTCGGTGATCGCCTCGGCGGCGAGCCGCTTCACGTCGTCAGCGGTCAGCACTGCGGTGGTGGCGCCGGCGGCCGTGGTGGTGGCGGCGGGCGCGGCCTCCTCGCGGAGCGCCGGCACGAGGTGCGGCGCGTGCTCCTGAAGGTAGGCGCGAAGCTCGTCGGGCTTCGTCGGGAGGGTGGAAGTCGAGTTCTCGTTCGCCATCTCGCCGTCAGCGTAGACCGCTTCTGCAACGGATACCACTAGCGCACGGCCACGCTCGTCGCAGCCCGGCTCCGGCCACGCGCTCAGGTCAGGATCGGCGCCCTCCGCGAGCTGCAACCGGCCACCCGCACCACCGCGCGGAACGTAGTCCACGGAGCCCTGCGGCTGACGCCGGATCCCCTCGATCAGCATCCCCTTCACCGCCGCGTTCCACGGCGCCGTTCCGGGACGGCCCGACGTCGGCCACGCGCTGATGCTCGTGTGCAGCAGGTCGGCGTTATTGCCGACCAGACGACGCACGTAGTCGTTCGCCCACACCTCCGCGACGACCGCGCCCTTCTGGTAGCCGAACACGTCGTCGTACTCCGCCTCGAACAGCGGATCCCACGACGGCGTGAGCACCTGCCCGCCCAGCTCCCGGACGCTGCGGCCCTTGCGGCGCATCGCCTCCGACAGCTCCGGCGGCATGTGATCCAGGTACATCGGCCAGCCCTCGAAGACGCTGGCGTTCGCCTCCAGCATCTTCGGCGTGTAGATCGGCCGCATCCCCCGCACGCTCCGCCCCCGCGAGACGCACGGACGGATCAGCACCGCCTTGCCCGTGCCGTCGTCGTTGAAGACCTTGCCCAGCCGCGGACGACCGGCGGCGCGCGCGATCGGCGCGCGCTCCTCCGCGACGAACGCGAGGTTCCACACCTGCGCCTCGACCACCGGCCCGAACGTCAGGATCTCGTCGGCGGTGAGGGGAGCGTCGTCGATCTCGGCCACGCACGAAGCGTAGGGCCGGATGCGCACGGATACCGCTGAGCCGCCCGCCCCGGCCGATCTGTGCAGCGCACAGGGCAGCGGGCCGGAGCGAGCGGAGTACCCGGTGCGGGAATCGAACCCGCGTTGCCGGCTTGAGG